AACAGTAGGGGCTGTGGAAGTTCCACCAATTGTAATGTTCGAACCAGCGCTAACAGAGCCAACTTTTCCATCTACATAAATTTTTGTTGCTACATCTTGATTTCCTGTGGGGTCTAAGCAATTAACAATTTTTAAATTTCCCATATCAATTTGAGATGTGATTGGGTTAGCTAAATTTACAATAGGATTCACACCTGTTCCTGTCAGTGATATATTGGTCCCAGCACTCACGCTTTCAACGTCTCCCGTTTCGTTCGCCCATTTTACTCCCAAGGGTTGCGTATTATCAGCAACAAGAACGCTATTGTTTGCTCCCAATGCTAATTTCTCAATGCTTAACCCGTTGCCCACATGAATGACGCCCAATGGCGTAGAGCCTTTTAATAAAACAGTATCTCCTGATTCGCCCAGTTCTAATTGTAAATAGTTGCCTTGGTATATTTTTTGAGTTTCAAGCTCATCTAAATCTTCAATTGTTTGAGCTCCTGCGCTGTTCCCAGCTCCAAGAACTGCGTTCAAATTTGGAACAGCTGGAACAGCAGGGGGTGGTATAAGCTCAGGATAAAATTTTCCTGTGGTCTTGTCAATAACTCCAGAAACACTCATATTTATATTATATAAAATATAAATTTTTTTATCTTTTGCTTATCAAATTTGAAACAAGTTCATCATTAGTGAGTCCGGTTTTTTTTCTTAAATTATCAATTTTATCTTGAAACTCACTTAAAGAGCTTCCAGCTTCATCTATTGATAATTGGCGTAAGACATCCCATGCTCCACATGTTGCGCTTTTGTTATCCTTTGATTGAAATTGTTTTCGATTTACAACAACGGGAAGCGGGTTTATTTTCTGTAATAGTGCGTTTAAATAGAGGCGGTCTTGTCCCAGCATTTTATTGACTGCTGGGGGGTTCCATGTCAAAGGCTTCGAAATTTCTTCTCCATAGCTGTCAAAATATTCAATTTTGTCGTCATATCTTGTAAGAAGAACCCAGTGTCCTGTATTCGGGCTTCTTTCATAAAGAAGGAAAACAAAAGAGCCGTTCTCGGGTAATAATTGCTCAATTGAGCGGTAATTTTTCAATTCAGAATATTTGATATATCGTGCGTTTGGAAAATATCGGGATATGTCTTCGTTTCCCATGGCTGTATCTTGAATTTCTTTGACTTTTGGATTTGTTTTTGCGCTTCCAGCTTGTTGTATGTCTTCTTTCATTCCATTTCCCAGTAAGTCCGCTCCAAAGTTTATAAGACTATTGACCCCTGACTTTGCTAAATTATTCATAGCATCTTTTTGTTCCTGTGTCATCTGGTCTGGATGTGATAAAATAGCGCCGGATTTGATAACATTTGCTAACTCTTCCGCGAAAGTTTTTGGCTTTGGTTCTTTTGGCGTAGGGTTTAATGCTTCCGCTAAGTCATCGAAGAAGCCCCCGCCCTTGGCTTTGAACGGTTTGAGGTTCTTTTTTCCCCTTATTTTTTGCTTGGTCTTTATCTGTTCTCTGAGGTTGGCGGGGTCAATCTCATCTGGGATGAGTGGTGTATCTTTCGTGATACGCTTTGTTGGTCGAAACACTGGATATTCTTTTTTTCCTACATCTTTCCACTTTTCTTTGAACCATCTGCGCAAAGTCTTTTCTTCACCGTCATCTTCGTATTCTCCGCCCATATCCTTGTATTTCTTAACAAGGGCTCCCGAACGATAAGCGCTGGGCTTTTTGTATTGCGAATACACTATTTTTTTCGCTTTTTCGTAAAGTGCGGGGTTAGATGGAACCGCCCCGCCTTTGGCTTCTGATATTCCTATGGCTTTTTGTTGGCGTTTGGCTCTTTCCAGTGGTAGCGGTTTTTTAGAATAACATTCGTCCGTGTTTTCTTTACAGACTTTATAGCCCGAATCAATTTTTTTTATTTCATAAGGCATTATAAAATAAATAGGAAATTATTTTTTATAGATATATTCTTTTTGAGTTTGAGCGCTATGACTCATTGCGTTTGCGTCTTTCTCCATTTCGTCCAAAATGTTCCCATATTTTCCGGTTAGATATGAATGGCGCAATTTGGAAGCGCCCACAGTGTCGCCCACTGTCGCGTTCAAAATTCGCGTGATGGCGTTGATTTGTTTTAACGGTTTCTTATTGTAATATACAAGAAAGGCGGGGTTCTCTTTTGGTCTATATTTCATGTAGATATCCAGAACTTCTTGAAGTTTAAAGGGTATTTCTTGGCGCTGTTGCTTGAAAGTTTTAGCGGTTTTGTAATTGTTAAAAATAAATTCATTTGACTGTCTGGAATAATAATTGCGGTCCGCATCCATTGATGAGTCATATTTATCAACAACATCCATCATTAAATAGTCCTTGTTTCTACGTGGTGGAATGAGTGTATATAGTGATAATACCACATATTGTAAAAGTTTGTCATATTCAGCTTGATTTATTGATGCTTTCCCCCTAAATTTATCCACATCCTCTTTTAGTTCTTCCTGTTTCTCTTCTACGCTTTCCCAATTGATAAGGCGATCCGCTTTGTTGTTGTTGTCATTATCGCTCTTTATCTGGTCATTGACTTTCAGCAGTATTTCATAGTATTTATCATAAAGTTTTTTAGTTTTTGGAAGTTGTGATAATAGGGAAATGATACTGATAATAAAGGTCCGCTGGGTTGTTGGCTTGAAGTCCGCAATTTTTCGCATGATGGTAGCGGGTCGGGATAAAAATTTAATATCCTCTACCGGTTGGTTCTCATTCAATCGTTTTAAGTTTTTAATGTATAAATTCTTTGAAGAAGCGCCCACTCCTTTTTTAGTAAAGATGTCCTCTAAATCTAAGCTCATAATTAGATTTAGAAAATATTTTTTAATTATTTAGGTTTTTCTTGAATTGTGAAAATTTATGAAGCGGGAAAAGATAAAACCGGCTCAATTTATTGTATCCTCCATTGAGAATACATTTATAAGTTTGGTCTTCTATTTGCGCCCTGATGTATTCGGTTGGAATTAGGAAGAGTTCATATGAATCATTTGGATGAATTACGAAATAGGCGTAAATTTGCGCCTCGGTTATTGATATACCAGATAGCACCCCATTGCTCGAAAATTCAATACAAACATTTCCGGTTCTGTGGCTCATTCTGTCGGCTTTGACTTCGTATTTCGTCCCATTAAATTCAATATCATAAAATTTGCTATCTGTTGGTTCGGCTTCTAAATGTAAGACTCGGATAAGTTCGGCTTCGTATTTCTTCCCAAATTCAAGAGTTTCGAAAAAGTCTTTATCTATCATACTATATTTAAACATAGAAAAAAAATTATAGAACATAGACGTATTAAGATAATTTGATGTTAGAAAATATCGCGTGAATTGTTTTGGTATGTTTGTTTTCATATTTCTTCGGATACTGATGAATCATTAAGTTTTTGAACAAAAGGCGCATTATCCAAGTATTCTCTACTATTAAATATATTTTCGCCGGTTCATCATCCATTTTGTTGTCTCCTAAATACTCATAAATTTTGACTCCGGAAGAGTTCTGATAATAGGTAATTTCACTTAAAAGGTAAGGCGGGTCCAATAAAATGAGCGCTTTTGCTTCTTTCCTATACTCATTATAAGTAGAAAGCCCACAATTATTGGTAAAAGTTATGTTCGCAGTGTTGAAAAATTCATGAACTGGGGCTTTTTTAAAATAAAAATATCCAGCTTTTTTGGTATTTGGAATGGTCGGGCAAAGTCCCGCCCTCATTTGATAAATTTTGCTAATGAATAGCTTGGATTCAAATGTGTTTTTTTCTTTTATCGATAAATAAAATAATTTTCGCCCTTCCATCGTTTCAAATACATTGAAGGCATCAATCCATTCATTAAATTGTTTTTCTATCTGTTCCTGTCGGGCTGGGTCCTTTGCTATTTGGTAGATTTCATAAACAAATGGGTCAATGTCATTTAATACGTAGCGTATTGGGGCATTTTTATTTTTATTCCAGATATGGTAAGACATAGCACAAGTTCCGGCGTATGGTTCCACAACAATTTCAACATTATCTAAGTTCAATTTCGGGTAAATTTCAACCATTTCGCGGTTCTTGTTTCCAGCATAGGGAAAATAAAAATGTGAAGTCATATTTTTATTTAGAAAATATTTTATCCTAAACCACGCACCTGTGTGTGAATAGGGCGGGTAAGCCTCGGTAAGCCTCGGTAAGCCTATTTTAAAAGTTTTTCCCGCGGGGGCATTTTTTCAAAATTTTGTTTTTTTAGGCTTACCTACCTTACCTGAGGCTTACCTCCTTTTTAATCATCCTCTTCTTCCTCAATAAATTCTAAATTCATTAAAAAGCCGGTTTTAACCTTCTTATTTATTTTCACCTGTTTCTTTCCATCATAAATATAGCCTTTTTCCCTGAATGCTTGGATAGCCTCCGAAAGGTTAAATTTACTTTTTATACCCATACTTTCCCAATATTGCGCTAATTCATCTTTATGAATAAATTTTCCCTCACACTCTCGGAAGTTATCAATAAAGTCCGCGTAATTATTATTAGCCCTTATTGCGGTTTCTTTGAGTTCCTCATATCGGGCTGGGGGCTTCAATCCATCCATCAGATATAAACGCGCCCCATCATAAATAATAGATAAAAGGGCGCTCATTCCCTCATCACTTTTTAAGAAGTCGGGCGCGGTTGTATCTCTGATATAGTGAATTTTTGCGTCTGGTTTTCCTCTTGTGTAAGCCATCATTTGGTAGCCATCATCGAAGAACTTAGAACAAAATTCAACATATCGATATCTTCGGCGTATTCCTTCATCTGACGCAAATTTAGGCTCTCCATTGCTCACAAAAAATACTTTCGCCTGAACATCTACCTCTTTTTCTGTTCCATACATTACCTCATTTTTAAAAGGCACACCATCAGAGATATCTTTTATAAAACTCACATCCTGTTGTTTCTGTGAAACTTCATTCACCCAAAGAATTCGCATCGAATCGATATCATTGAATTGTTTATGTCTCTTGCTATTGTCCCGCTCAAAACAGTCAGTCTGTAATTTTTTGACATATCCAACCATTCGGGCGCTTAAACTTTCGAATATCAAACTTTTACCATTACCAGCACTAATTCCATTACAGAAAAAAGCGCATTGTTCCCGATCAGCGTAGCCTGTCATTGAATAGCCCAACATCTTGATATAATACTCATATTTTTCCCTGTCCTGTGAATTGGTTTTCATCAGTATTTCCTCTACGCGTTGCTTATCTTCCGGCGTAGCCTCAATATAATTGAATGGAAGTGTAAAAGTTAGGAAGTCATCATAAAATATTCCAGCCCTTAGCGTATTTGTTGCTATATCATAAATTCCATTTTTATAAACAACTTTTCCGCGGGTCTGATTCAGTTTTTTCTTAAATTCATTATCCAAAACAAGGGTTCGCAAATGCGCGGTAAATTGACTGGTTGAGCTCGGCGTATCCAGCTTTTTCTTCTGTTCAATGTAAAACTTGATAGCCTCCTCTTCTTTCATATTAACGCTAACCTCACCACTCGAAATTAGGGATATACTGTTTAAAAAATACTTTTTGACTGTTTGCGCTATGATGGTCGTAGGTTGAACCTTTCCAGTCATCCATAATTTATTATCATCATTGAAAATATACCAACTATCCAAACAATAAACCGCCTTTTTCCTAATTTCGCCCTTCATATGTTCAGCCATATCATAAATTCCGCCCTTTATTGTGTCCATATCAATGAAAAAAGGGAATGAATCAATTTTTTGGATTTCGGGCTTCTTTTCCAAGGGGGTCCCCTTAGGCTTTGACTCGGTTTTTCCATCCACAAAATTCAGCCATATTTTGAGCGCTTCGGGCGCCCATTCCTTCATAAACTTTATGGGGGTTCCAACTGTTGTTCTTGTAGAAGTTTTTAGACTTCTCCACATTGTTCTATCATTGCTTTCTTTATGTCCCGCCCATTTCTCGCTCCATATCTGGAACACTTCAAAGCCTTCCTCATCGAAATATTTTTTAAAGAATTTCGCCAGACTTAGCCATTCATTCCTATCTTCTGTCTCATTTGGTAGAAGTTCGCAATATTTGCGCCATACTTCAATATTTCTAAATTTTGGTTCAAGTTCATCAGAATATTCTGTTGTTGTTTCATCAGCGCTTTTGTCTGTATCGCTTCCATAAATCCAGCCATCTGTCATTTGTCGATAAAGTTTTTTGGTCATTGGTTTTCCACCATTTGGAATTTCATTGTCGATATATTCAATAACCCAGCCTGATGGGCTTGGGTCATTTAGTGGGTTTCCTTCTGTCAGAATATCAAGACATCCACATTTTGGGTTCTTCTCTGGTTTATTTCTGAATTGAACTTTTTGGTCTTGTTGGTATCCATCAGTAGAAACGAAATAATAATGATAGCCTACTTCTTTGACTCCAAGGGCGCGGGAAATACTGGGGAATTTCACAGTCTCCAAGCATTCGCCACCATCAAAATAAAGGCTTCTGATATGGTCGTCGGCGGTTTGGTCATCAGTATCAATAATAAAAAGCCCCTTGGGTATCTTGTAAATAACAGCATTTGGTCCAATTTCTGCGTTTTCCCAGTCTTGTTGTTCATATTTTTCCTCGGAAGCCTTCAATGGTTCTTTATTCTTACAGAGTTTGAATAATTCGGCGCAAAGTTTAGCTTTTTGGGCTTTAACATCGCGGGTAATGTCAATGAATCCACAGAAAAAGGGGGTCTGGTAGAAGTCAGAAATAGTATTCAGTATTGGGTAAGGGTAAGTCATCCTAAATATATCTTATATAAGATAATTATTTTTAAACTAAAATAAATCAATTTTTTTTTAAAGTCTCCGAAAATTCCATGGATTCCATCGAATTTTATTCTCTCCTAAATATATTCATCTTTTACTTCTGGTCATTTTTCGGGGTCTCAATTTTCTGAAATTCTAAATTATCGCCTCCTAAACTTTCCTTTTTTTCTTTCTTCCTTTCCTCATATCGGGCTTTCATTCTTAATAATTTCGCATTTCTAAATTCGGGGTCTTCGTTGTATCTTCGGCGTTGGTATTCTCTGCTTAATTCATACTGTTTCTTTCTGAATTCTTCGTCGTTCTGGATACGTTCCCGTTGGTATTTCTTACAGGATTCCATATGTTCCTTTCGTTTTTGTTCGAATTTCTCCAATTTTTGAAGTTTTGCTTTGATGTCTTCTAAATATTCCATCTTTATATAACGTATATAATAAAATAATTTTAAATCAATTTTTTTAATTCTCCTAAATTTATTCGTCGTATTGTCTCCTCCCATACTTTGAAACAGAAGGGATAAATCCAAATAGCTCGAACAGTGTGAGTAATTACAGGCATAATTTATAAAATATAAAAATTTACAAATCCAGCCGTTTCCAGTCTTGAATCATATAATAAGGAATATTTAAAATACCGTCAGACGTTTTAAGTTTCAACTGTTTTTTCTGTAATTTGATAATTCCACCCTCAAATTCTTGCTCTGTTTTTACCCATACTAACCAGCCAACAGAAGCCACTTTATCAATTTCGGGCTTGAATTCCGCCATATTGTCAAAGTCAATGACTTTCGCGCTTTCCGTGTTGTCTTCTTGGAAAAAAGTTTTTTTCTCCGTTGGTTCGGAAATTTCAGATGATGGAATATATAAGCTCTCAAAAATACATTCGGGCTCATTATCTTTTATGTCTTTTGTTGTTAAAATTTCCGGCTCTTCTGGAATTGTTTGTGGTAGCTGTTTTTCAAAGGGTATTACCTTAGGAATTGTGATAGGTTTTGTTTTTGTCTCTTTTTTCAATTTCGCCTCAATAAATAGCATATTCTGCTCATATACTGATATTTCATTTTCTAACCTGTGGATTTCTCTACACATCGCATCGAACCGGTTTTTATTGACATCTAATTGTGAATCAAGGGCTTTTCTTCCCTTTAATAATAAGCTGTATTGTTGCTGTAAAAGCTCTTTCTTATTACTCATATTTTTTAATAAGAAAAAATTTTTTGTTGTCTTCCTTAATGACCCCTAAATATACGTCATGTAAAAAAAGACTTGATAAAAATGAGCGGTTAAATTTTACATGTAAAAAAAGAACTGATAAAAATGAGCGGTTATTTTTTGCAATACGTCATGTAAAAAAAGAACTGATGAAAATGAGCGGTTATTTTTTGCGACACGTGTGGCGGTTGTTGCCTTTTTTGGCGGGTTTCCCCGCCTTTTTGTCAATTCATTTAAGCATATTGGTCAGTCCAATTACCAATTTCTTGGCTATTTTCATCATCAGTAGTTTCCCACCTATTATACCAATTTTTAGCATAAAGTGTCCTACCTTCTCTATAAATAAAAACATCATAAACCCTGTGGGATGTTTCATGGCTAATTTCATCAATTAAAACCATTTGTTCATCTGTTCCTGTAAATTTTCTTACTTTTATCGGTAATTGTTGCCCATTTCTTAAAATTTTCGTCTTTCTAATAGTAAAAAGTGGTTCATTTCCTGCGTTCGATTCAACACAGAGAATTTTTTTCATTGTTGCCCTGTTTGGATGTTCAATCCAATATTTATCACATATATCCATTGACCTTCTCATAGGGCGCTTTGTATATTGGTAAATATTGGCTATATGATTCCATCTAACACCATATATATTTTGTTGCCCTATTCTTTTCCAAATTGCGCAAGGCGTAAAGGTAATTGTTTTTTCTGTCATACTGTTCGCAATCCAAAAAGGAATTTCAGCATCAGCAAATAAAACAACATCATTTTCGGTAATTGTTGATAAATCAACCTCTTCATATGGATAGGCTTGTTGTATTCTCTCTTCTTGACCTAAGAACCTATCAATAAATACTCTTTCATATCTATTATGGGGGTCTATTTGTTCGCCTTGACAGTATGGATACAGTTTTTTACCAATAGTAAAGCGGGTCGGCTCTAAATTAAGCCTTGCTCTAAACTCTCTCAAATTTCGGGGGGGGCGCTCTAAACCTTCGGCGTTCATCTTTCTTATTATATACTAAGAAAATAGTTTTAAATTAAATCAATTTTTTTTTAAAAGGCTACACGTCATAAGGGGGTATTTTCAGGAATTTCAATTTTTTAAAATTCATCAGTATTTACTGATTCGGGGGCGAATTCTCGGAATTCTCGGGGGTTTCTTCTTAGTATTTCCTATACTCTTAGATGCAACCGCGGAACTCGCCGAAGACTTCGCGGAACTCGCCGAAAATTTCTTCATCAGTTTCTACTGATTCGCCACCGATTCCCCGAATTTCTGAAAATACCCCTTATAACGTGTAGCCTTTTAAAAAAAAATTGATTTAATTTAGGGCTTAAAAATAATTATCTAAATATAGGATATATAAGATGAACCCCGAAGAACGCGCCCGATATTTAGAAGGAAACACTTTTTTTTCTTTTCAGAAAAGGAGCAAATACCCTGACATCGAAGATTTCGCCGATTTAAGCGTTTATGACTACGAAGAAGTAGCTATAACATCGCTAAAAATGGGAGATGTCATTTTACTTGATGGACTCTATGATATACCATTCTGGACACCAAAAAAAATAAGCAATTCAAAAATTATTTTTGCGCCTTGTGCTGTCAAAAGAATTGTTGATTTATCATGGCAATATACCCACCCGCATTATTCAAAAAATTACCATATTTTGTATAAAAGAGAGCCTGAAACTTTTTCGCCGGAAGGTTCGTGGATTCAGTGGGGAAACTCTGGAAAGTCAAAAAGAAGGCTAAGAACTGGTGGAAATGGTAATATAAGAGCTATTAGAACAATGAACAAACAGAAAATTTTAAGGAATGGAGAAAGGCAAGAAATAAGAGTTAGAAAATTTACCGGAAATGATGAATATTTAAAAATTTATGATATTGAAACCGCCGGAATACTTGTGAGAGATGGAGTTTATACAATAAAACCCGATACAAGATGGGACGCCCACCTTAAAAAGCGCCTTATTTTTCCTTATGAAGATGATAAAAGGGATGTTAGGTATATTGTTGATTTAAAAAGCATTTTGGCGGAAACACCCGACCAATTTGATTTATATATGGAGACTATCACAGAATTAAACACAAACTGGAAATTTACAATTTTACCAGATATAAACCCGAACCCATACCAATATTATAAACACATGGCAGAAATACCATAAATGAATTTGAAAAGCGGGGGAAACCCCGCGAAAAAAGGCAACAACCACCACACGTGTTGCAAAAAATAACTGATAATATTTATCAGTTATTTTATTCCATGTAAAATTTAACCGCTCATTTTCATCAGTTCTTTTTTTACATTACGTAATGTAAAAAAATATTGGTCATTTTTATCAATCATTTTTTTTCTCTATCTAATTAATGGAATACGCGAAACGCAAAGAAAAATTAGATAAAGAATTAAAACCATTTATTCCGGCGCTTACGTTTGGAGAATTTCCAATTGTTCAATTAGGCACGAGTTCATTTAAAGTGATGAAATATTATGGAGACTATGACCTTTTCAGCCCAATCCATAAAAAATTATCTGATGGCGAAATATGTAAGCAAATAAAAACCGTATTGATAAATACAAATAAACTACCAAATATTTATTTTGTTGAGCTCAAACTACAAAACACAAAGAGCAAGAACGAAGAAGAAGCATCAAAGAAAAAATGGAAAACGATAGATGTAAATTGTGATGACTTCGAGGAACAAATAAAGGATTTAGACTATCTGAAAATTGACTATATCATATATACGAATAGGCTTATAGAATTGAGCATAATTTACGCATTTAAACCAGTTCCCCCTGACCAAGAATTACTCAGTATGTTGGATAAAGACTTCTACCACTACAAAGAAGAAAATAATTTATTTAAGGCATATAAGCGCCTTTTTGCTTATGCGAGGCTGTTGAAACAATACGCAAAAATGAAGGCTCTGACCGAACTTTTCAACAGTGAAACCGGCAAACTTTACAGTATAAATAGCAACCTTAAAGCAATTAAGATGGTTCTTGATAATAATTTAATTCAGCGATACCCAAAAATAATTCCACAAGTAAAAAATAATACTTTAAACGTTGGTGCTTCTCTTGATGAAACCATTGGTAGTGAGAAAGAACTGGATAAAATAATTGATAAAGTCGATAAACGCATTCAAAAAGAGACATTAAACTGGACGAATCAACAGCTTAAACAACATCCCAAAAAGTTTTTTCTACCTAATAAATAATATGACACATTTTTTTACGTTTGATAAAGGAAAGAAAAATAAGCCGGTGGCATTGGTAAAAGGCGGTGATAATAAAGGAATAAAAATTTATTTATCAGATGATACTGAGGCTACGAGTAAGTTTGACGATGTAGAATTGGATGATAAAAGCAAATTTCAGCCCCTACCGAATCCATACACAGAAAGAGAAATATTTTATATTTCCGCCCCATCTGGCGCAGGTAAAAGCACATTCTGTAAAAACTTTTTGGAAGAATACCATAAAAAATACCCAGAGGCGCCGGTTTATCTGTTCAGCGCCCTAAAAGAGGACGAAACATTGGACAAACTGGACTTTTTGAAGCGTATAAAAATAAGCCCCCTTCTGAAAGAGTTTCAATTGGAGGATGTTCCCAAAAAATGTATGTTTATTTTTGACGATTGCGATGTCATAACTGATAAAAAGAGCAGGGATGCGGTTTATACTGTCATGGGCTTGGCGCTTGAATGTGGGCGTCATCGTAGCATAGACATTATGAGCACGAACCATTTACCAACCGATAAAGGCAACACGCGAAGAATACTTAACGAGGCGCATTATATCGTTTATTTCCCTAACAGTGGGCAGGTTAGAGGCATAAATTATTTATTGGAGAATTATGTAGGAATGGATAAGAAACAAATAAAGATGATTAAGGGGCTAAATAGCCGTTGGTGTTGTATTTATAAGCATTTTCCCCAATACGTCTTATGTGAGAAAAATTTATTTTTCTTCAAAGATACAGAAGAATAATTTTAAAAATAAATATATTTGATAACATAATGAAGTTGAGACCTATTTTAAAACCAGTCGTGGAAGTTGTGAAAGTCTTAAAGCCCACTGTTCAAGTTGGACCGGTTAAATTATCCTTTGGATGTCAGTAATTCGTAAAAAAAATTTCTTCATTCATTTATGAAGAAATTTGGCTCAATAAAATTGGGAGTTCCCGATACATTAAATTTTGAAGGGAGAAATTACCCCGTTAAAACTGATTCCGGAAAAATTAGCAAACGGAAAGGAAAACCGGCTATTACAATGAGAGAGGAGGAAGGGCTACGCGTAGAACCAGAAGTGAAACATCAGGCGAAAAATAAAAAATGGGGGACCCCCGTTGTAGAGGTTCCAAAGGAGCAAGTATATCGAAATTCATTGGTAAATACCCTAAATGATGGCGATTTAACAGTTCGAAATAAAAAACCATCAATAGAACTCATAACACGCGGGGAACGGCTGGAAGTGTTGGATAAAGGGACACAGGAAAAAGTCGTGGCTGAATTCTTGAAGAGCCTAAGAGGGGCGCCTATTATGGCAGAAGATAAAGTAAATATCGAGGCAGAATTTATTAAAACAGTAAAAGAGAAAGGAATTAGAGCCGGTTTGAAGCATCTTTTAGATGTTGTTAAGGAAATTATCATAATGGATGAAGAGGAAAAAGACCCCTACAAAGGAATACGCGGACAAATAAAAGAAACAGAAGATATTATTTCATCGATGAAGCAGGGAATACGAGAAGCAAAAGGAACCAAAATTAGAAAGGAAGGGCGAGGAAACGAAGAAATACTGGATAGTAAAAGGGGCGGATTTGCTGATATCAAAGGAATGAACACAGGGGAATACCGCGATGACCTTAACGCATTATTTGAGCCGTTTATGTTTTAAAATTATAAGGTTTTAGTAAAATAAAATTTCTTCGTTGAATTATGAAGAAATTTAACTCAATTGAGCTGGGTATTCCAGCGGATATGACGTATAAAGGGCGAACAATAAAGTCGCTTACATCTAAAACGAAGGCTCTAAAAAGCAGAGAAGGAAAAAAGGCTGTTAAACTCATACCAGATGATGATAACCGCGTGGAAATTAAGGACGCCGGAACTGTTGAAGATGGAAAGCTACAATTTGGAACGGCAGAGGTTGAAGTTCCCGAAGCAGTTGTAAAAAGAGGGCGCCGAGTTCCAACACTGACGCCGAAAACCAAGGCAATCACGAGCCGGAAAGGTGAGAAGTCAATTAGAGTGAGGGGGATAAAGGAAAATAAAGTGAGCATATTGAGCAAGGGGCAAGAAGTGGCAGTGGTTGCTGTAATATTGAAAAAGCTGGATGAGGCGCCCATCCCGAAAAAGGACATTAGCGCATTAAAGGCTAAATTTCAGATGGCTTTTAAGCGTCATGGCTTTAAAAAAGCGGTTGAACAGATGAGGGACATAGCGCAGAAATACGCGGAAAAGACAAAGAGCAAATTAAGCGCGGAGGAAGTAAAAGAGAAGAACAGAGAGTGTGTCAAAGAGTTCCGAAAAAAACTACCAGAAATTACAGATAAATTAATTGAAAGTGTAGAAAGGTTTTTTTATAAATATCATTATGTTAGCAGGGGTTTAACTGTCAGACAATATGACGGCTGGAAGTTCCAGCCTTATTATTTTTATTTAATTCAGGAAGTATTTGGACCAAAAGAAGAATACAATAAGGAACAATTCATCCGAAAATTCAGGGAATATTTTGAGAGGAATACTTTATTTGAAAAAAGGCAATCACTTAAAAAAATGGCGATTGAATTTATTAAAGAGTTTTACCTTTTACAATGGAGGGAATATGCAGGAGTATCAGAAAAACCAGAATATTCAGAACAATTAACCCCAGAATGGAGAGAAAAAAACAGATGCGATTTAATACATCAAAATTATTATAAAAAAGCATATCCAGAAAAAAGAGCGAATATTTATGATTACGAAAACTTTTATATTAATAAGATAGAAGATGATGCGATGGAAATGATAAGAAGTGGATTTAATCAGTCTCAAGCCCACTGGAAAGAAAAAAAGGACTACTACCTTGATGGCTTTGAAAAGAAGGCTGAAAAGTGGTGGGCGAAGCAACCGAAGCGTAGTTAAAATTTCAAATTTAATTTTTCTTCAATATTTCATGAATATTGACAAAGCAATTCTTAAAAAAATAGTTGATTCAACTTATAGAGACCCCGCCGATTTATCAAGCGAGGGCTACCAGTTTTTAAGCGCTTACGCAACAGATACAATTAAACCATATTTGAACGAGGCGAATAAGACAATTGTGGTAGGTATTCGGGGAACATATGACATGCGCGATTTAGTAGCGGATACCGCATTTTTAACGAATAAACTTCAAGAAACGGCGAGATTCAAGGATGACCAACAGGCGCTGGAACGCTTACAAAATGCTTATAGCCCTGATACTTATTCATATTATGGAGTAGCGCATAGTTTGGGGGGCGGAATATTGGACCAGTTTATCAAGTTGGGAAAAATAAAGTCTGGGCGTAGTTATAACCCCGCTATTCAAGTGGGGGACATTGACAATAAAGACCTATCAGAGAAAAATTATCGGGTTTATAATGACCAAGATTTACTATATAAAATATTTGGAAGTAAGGCGGACAATACAGAAGTGAGACATGGTGAAACCGCAGGATGGTTAGATTCAATTTTAGCCCCGCTTCCCATCAGTGCTTATAAATATTATAAACATCACACAATTCAGAACCCTATTTTTGATGGTGGGCGCCGGTTTTTTGATAGGGTATATTTAGGGAGGTAAGCCGGTAAGCCTTGGTAAGCCTAAAAAACAAAGTCTTCCCATGAAACGAATTTTTCAAAAACTTGTTTTTTTAGGCTTACCTACCTTACCCGAGGCTTACCCGCCCCCTTTTGCGCCCAGTCATCCATTTTTATTTTCTTCTTTATAATATGTTAGACTTCGAGCAATTACTCATGAATAAACTTTTGGATAATTCCACAACACGTAAGCCCATGTATAAAACAAAATTTTCCGGTATCACATTGGAGCAAGTCTTGCTTTTACATTAAAAATATTCTTCCCTTATTTAGATGAGTTCATTTAAAAAGTTCGATATAGACCCCGCCTGTTATCTTGAAGTTGCGAAGTATCGGGCGAAACGCGCGGGATATGACCCCGACCTGTTGGAATTATCTGATAACCCTACCTATAAATTAGAGTATAATGGAACCCCATTCGGGCGACACGGCTACGGAGACTATATCATTTATAGAATTTTAGCCTATCAGAAGCGCGATGGAATAACGCGCGAATACGCAGAGAAAAAGCGAGATACATACCAGAAAAGTCATTCAAAAATAAGAGGCGAATGGGATGAAGACCCAGAGAGCCCCAACATGCTAAGCCTTAAAATAAACTGGTAAAAATATTTTATTCGTTAAATTATAATGTCAAACGCAGACCATTTGTATTATGATTTAGATATATGCACAACAGTTCCATCAGACCAAGCACTGAGAAATTATCCACAGTCTCAGAGGTTAAATTTTACGGAAGTGCGTAGCTCACCAATAATATTAAACCCATCAGACTATTACCTAAGTATTGTGCGGTTTCAATTAGACACAGCAAATAGTCTTCCAGCATTCATACCGCAGATAATTCTTGACCAATCAAGCGCTGGACCAGACTTTCCAAATTTGACAACCTATTCTATTACGATGGCGGTTGCTGGAGCCCCAAATTTTTATATTAAACAGAGGGTAGTATATCAACCGCAATATACACCACAATATCCAACAAACTCAGGCATTCCACAGGCACCAACTACAAGCCCAATCACTTTGGAACAGGCTACCAGCAATTATTACTGGGTATCTGACTTTAAAAATTTCATTGTTATGATTAATGAGGCTCTTTTATCTGTGTGGACTCAGTTGATTGCTACTTCACCCTACGCCTTACCCGCGGATGCTGTTTTAGCAAATGCGCCTTTTCTTGTATGGAACACTGAAACACAACTATGTGAATTATACGCCCCACGAATTTCATTTCAAATGAGCGATGATATAGCTGTGGATGGAGCACCAATTCACCTTTATTTTAATACTTCTCTTTTTACTTTGTTTAGTTCATTCCAAGCGAACTTTTTGGGCAGTTTGATTGATACAACGGATCCAAATGAGGATGAGACAAATTATAGAATTCGCATTTACCCAGATAATAATAAGAATATAATTGCACCAGCCGGTCCATTGGGTTTCGAATTTCCACCATACAACCCCGCTACAACTCTTGGAATAAAAATGACTCAAAGCTTCCAAACAGGGGCAACTTTATGTCCCATTAGTCAAATCGTATTTAATACATCTCTAATTCCATGCGCAACCACTTTAATTGGAATTCCACGAATTACAAACGGCTTCGGAGGGTTAGGCTCACAACAACAAACTCAGAACGATAATTTTGCTAACCAAATTACAGATTTAGTGGTGGGTCTAAATAACGGGTATGAGTATTTACCGCAAATTTTATACGAACCCACAGCACAGTATAGATACATTGATTTACAAAGCAACTCACCCCTTTATGGAGTTCAGATAACTGTTGGATGGAAGGATATTTATGGAATTACTCACGATTTCACTTTAAGCGATAACCAAGGAACAAGCTTAAAAATATTATTTGCGAAAAAGGAAACTGCTGTTTAATTTAGGGTATTTTGACGTTTAGAGACAAATATTTATTTTTTTTAAAAATAAATATTTCTTGATTAAATATATAATGGCATCTAATGATTTCCGAAAGGTTCAAATTATGGACAACGTTCTCCAGACTACTGACCGTATCTCATATGGCGTTGTAAAGGGAGGAGCTAACATCACCCCCAGTCAATATGAGGCTATCAATAAATCACCATCAAGTATCACTTGGAACATACAATTACCGAGTGAGGCAACGGTTATGGACCGTAGAGTTATGGTAGAATTTGAGGGCACTATTTCATACAACTGCACCCTTCCCGCGGGAACCCCTATCGGCACCACTGCTATTAATTATGGATATTCAGAAAGCTTGGCGCCTTTCCCTTTTAATTCCGAATTATGCAATACATTACAGCTTACCCTAAATAATAATGTGGTATCCCAGAATAATGCGGATATTATGTCCGTTCTTCATCGTTTCAATGATAGGCGGGAGCTTCAACGATACAATAGCTCAGCACCCATTATGTATGATAGCTATTTAAATTATTCTGATGCTCTTGGAGCTTCTAACAACCCCAATGGAGCATTCAATGATGCTTCCAATGACCTTTCTTTTCTTGGAAGAGGCGCATTTGAATTGATTGAAATTTTAGGCAATACCCCATATGCTGGTCCCGCTGCGGAAGCAAAAACCATAACTATTCGTTTTAAGACGTTTGAACCCGTGATGCTTTCGCCCTTTATCTGGTGCGACCCTCAATCAAATAACCAAGGTATATACGGTCTGCAAACGATGAATTTGACGGCAAATTTACAACAGCCCACACGTATAATTAGAAGCGCTCAGAGGGGCTTGTTCTTCACTCTTGCGCCACCAGTTGCGCCAGTGTTAATTGCTGGGGCTGTTGCGCCTGTCATTACTCTTGTTTCAGTTCAAAAGGCTATGCTTCATCTCATGCTTTACACGCGTCAGCCCAGCAATCTGGTCAGCGCCCGAAACGTGGTTCCTTACAGTCAATATCCGCGATACTTCACACAAGTTCAGGAAGTCATTGCGCCCGATGCTGAGACTACTGTCTCATCTCAGACTATCCAGCTCAACACTATCCCCGATAAAATAATTTTTGGTGTTCGAAAGGCACGAAGTTCTCAAACTTGCTTCGATGCTGATGCTTGGCTTCCTATTGAGGCAATTAGCATAAATTTTAATAACCAAGCCGGTCTCTTGTCATCAAGTCAAAAAATTACTTTGTGGGAGCTCTCAACGAAGAGCGGTTTAAATATGTGCTGGAACGAATGGTCTGGAAATGCTGGTGTTGGAAGAAATGTTCCAACCCAAACATATCAAAATGTTAAGCTTTGTGGCTCATTGTGCGCTCTATCATTCGCTACACAAATTCAACTTGATGACGTATTTACGCAGGGCTCAATTGGTTCATTTAATTTACAGTTTAATGTAAGAGTAAAGAACAACACTGGCATCCCTATTGGTCCAACCAACCCATATGAGCTCATCCTTATTACTCAGGAGAGCGGTTTATTCGTGGTAGAACGTGGAACCTCACAGACTTACACGGCTCTTCTTTCTCGTTCAGATGTTCTTTCTGTGTCTGGTGGTCCTTCCTATTCAAGAAGTTCAGTCCAGCGCCTTGTTGGAGGCAGAGAGAGCGAAGCAGACTTAAAAGTTCTTGGCTTAGGAATGAGCGGAGGCGGTCTTTCTGGTGGTGGTGTTTCTGGTGGTGGTGTTTCTGGTGGTGGTCTTTCTGGTGGTGGTCTTTCTGGTGGTGGTCTTTCTGGTGGTGGTCAATCAGGCGGTATGAAGAAGTTTATGTAATTTTGTGGATAACGTAATTTTATTTAGTTCAAAAAATTAAATAAAAAAAATATATCAGAAAGTATAACATGGCGAATATAGCGAATGCTTATAATGAAGCGTTAAAACAACGACAACTATATGACCATTATGCTGGTATTAGAAATGACTATTTGAACTCTTATCAACAACCCATGAGAGGCGGAATGTATGGCGCAATGAATGGAGACGGTTGGTGGGATGATTTCATGGATGGTTTCAATATGGTCATGAAACCTGTTGGCGACGTAGCTAAAACGGTAGCCCCCTTTTTACCATTAATTGGCTTGGGTGAATGTAAATGTAATGGGGACTGTGAATGTAAGGGTGATGGCTATTCAGGTGGAACACGCGCTGGATATAATGATGATGGAAGCCGGATAAGATATGAAGACCCACTGGATAGAAATGAGTATATATGCTCACTTCCATATTCTGATAAATGTAATGGTAGAATACTAACTAAAAAAGCACTTAAATATTCTGTTGATAGAGACGAAGTTCCAAGTGGTAGAAAACTGATAAAAGGCTCTGGAATGTCTGGCGGGGATGAAATAAGCGATACCGATATGATGGAAATGAAAAACATTGGCTTACCGCAAAGATACGCCCAGTATTTTCTTGGGGGGCGTCATCCATCAAGTGTTCCAGCCCGTGAGCGCCGGATGTTAATTGGTAAAGCAATGGCGGATGCTAAATTACAAGATGAGCTAAGAATGCTAATGAAAGCCCGAAAAGGAGCAGGAATGAGCGGAGGAGATTTCGACTGGAGTTCTTTGCTATCGTTCGCCCCGCTCTTGCTTGGTTTAGGCGAACATGATGGCGATGAAGTATATGCTGATATGATGGGAGAAGGTTTCTGGGATGACGTAGGCGACTTTTTCAAAGAACTACCCAGCAAAATTGAGGAAGGAGTAAGCAAGGCTTTTGATTTCACTAAATCAGGAATAGAAAAAGTTGGTCAATTAGCAGAAGCGGGAAAGCCCCTAATAGATGCTTATACCGCATTATCAGGAACTAAGAAGGGAGATAAAAAAGATGGTGGAGCTATGACATATGAGCAGAATATGAACATGGCGGATGCTATGGGCGATATTTTCAGTGGAATGGGATACTCAGGCGGGGCTGATGAAGAAAACCGCCCACGTGTTCCTTCGAAAAACCCATTAAATTTAGACGCCCCAGTAGGTATGCCCAATAAAAAGCCCTTGCTTGGTTCAAATAGCGCAGTTCAAATTTACAAAGGCGGGGATAGTTGTGTGAATGCGCCCTATGTTTGCGATGACACAAGAATACCTATTAACTTACAAAACCGCCCAACTAAGGAATATTTAGCAATGACCGGAAATGGTATGAGCGGGGGGGATTGGTGGGATGACTTCACGTCAGGGCTCTCCAGCGTGTTAGGACCAATAGGCGATGTTGCGAAAGTAGTAGCCCCATTTTTAGGCGAAGGACAGAGCGGAGGCGCTGATGACTGTCCAACAAGAGCAATAGGCTCAGGCGTTTCTGGTGGAAGAAAACAAAGCTCATGGATTCAACATGTCAAAGCTTACGCTAAGCAACATAACATGAAATATAATGAAGCTCTTAAAAAAGCTGGTGCTACTTACCGAAAATGATAATGTTTTAAATTTTATTTCCATTATAATATTATTATGGAAGTATTAAAGAAAATAATGGAGGGGAGCCTTTCAAACTCACAAAGGGACCGCTCATATGCTCTATTAAAGAGCAAATACCCCCCTTACAGTGTTGAAAGAAACCGATTGAATAATGCTGATAAATATTTTGGAGAACGTGTTTTTAATCTGGAAAAAGCACAAGCCCAAGCTTATAATTCCAGTCAAATGCCACCAGATTTAGAAACAAAAGGAAAATTATATAAAGCCCAATCTTACGCCAACCCATTGATGGGCTCACTAAGGGGTAAGCTTCAATTAGCTGAACAACTAACAGCGCAGGTAGAATTTGCGAGGGCTGAAACAGCAAGAGGAAAACAGACAAGCGCGGGAGCAGTTATTTTAACGCCAGACCTATTAAAAAATAATTACTTTGGAACGAAAGAAGTAGTAAATGAATTTAATGAATTTCAGAATTATTTAAAGAATTATGGAGGAGCCTTAACTTCAACAGACCAAGAAAACTTAGACCAGTTATTTCAAGGAATTCTTGTGCCTATTCTTCAACAGCTTCAACAAGTATGGACTACTTATGCCAATTTTTGGAATACTCTTCCAAACTTTAACAATAGACCACAAGAAATAATAAAGGATGCCGTCAAAAAATTAGTAAAGAAATGCTGGACTATTTATAATGTTATGTTTCAATTACTTTCAACATTCCAATTTAGACCAATGACCGCTGACGATATTGAGCTTTACCAAAGAGACAACCCAGTGGATGCGGATATTCTTGCCGGTTTTCCATCAAAAATGCCACAGCCTAATTTACCAATTCCCCTTCCCCCAACTCAACAACCAACAGTCCAGCCGGTTCCGGCGCCGGTTCCAGCGCCTATTCCACAGCCCCCCATTCCACGAGTAAGCAATATTAAAATGCCAAGCGATACTTTCATTGCTACACTTCCACAAGCCCCAGCCGGAGCAGTAGATACAAGCGGAGCCGTTGTAAGTCAAAAAAATTATTTTTTTCTTCTTGCTTATAAATGGACTATCAATGAAGAGGAATTCCTTGTGAGACAGCAAATTCCAAGATACGAGCAAGGAATAGCACAAGATAAGCAGACATTACAGCGTTTAACTACGGATTTGAACGCAATACAACAAGCAGGAAGGGGGGACCCACGAGAGGCGCAATTGGTTCAAGACATTGCGACTTTAAAAACTGATATACAAGCGAACGAAGCACAACTCAAAGAATTAAATAAAAGAAAGGTAAAACTATTTACAGCTCAGGAACTAATTGTGGAATATTTGCGCGAAGTTGCTAAAATTCCAACAAACGCAGAGGGTAATATTACTGACAGATACATGGCGCAAATACCAAACCGAGATTTACGAGCTTTTCAAGGAAGAAATGAGGATATATTAAAAGATGCTGTTGGGCTTGTTGGTTATGGAATGAGTGGTGGTCAATATTTGAGCAGGGAAGAAGACCATGATGACCATATACCAATCCATACATCAGAGTTTGAAATGAAAAGGCGGATGTCTGACAGAGCAAGAGGCGATAAACGCGTTGTATTACAGGACCAATTGATTCCATACAGACAGTTAATTTTCCCAGATGAAGCGGAATTTAACCCAAAATTTGAGCTATTGAAGCGCGGATATAAGGCGAATGATACAGTTATGGAACCAGACAGAGACATGAAGAGTGCCGTTGTTCCAATTGAAAGCGGACCTTATTTAGCTTCTGGTATCATTGATAATGAAAACGAAACAGCATTTAAACAAAGATTCGGGCTTCCATATTCCCAACATGCGAGACGAACAGATGACCGCCCAATTGTAGCGGAACATAAGCGCCCATTTGGAGGGTTCTTTGATATTGATGGAAATGATGAGTTTAATACGGTTAAACAGTATGAGGAACTATTTAAACCAGTAGAACATTTTAAAGTAGAAGAAGAACCGGATGATATATTGGAACATCCAGATGAATTTAAGAAAAAGATTGAAACATATAGATTTAATACGGGACGGCTAAAAAATAAGCCTTCTTTTATGAAGTCTTAGACTTTACAATTTACGCTTACTTTTCTGATGTAATTTTTAATATCTCTTAAAAATTTCATCTCTTGCTCATAGTCTATTTTTCCGGCTTTGATAAGTGATTCCATACGCTTAAAATTGCTCATAAATTTATTGTAGTCTTTTTGCGCATCCAAGCGTTCTCTATTTAGAGAATTATAAGTATTTGTGATGTTATTTAAACGTATTCCAAGCCTTCTGAATTCCAATTTTAAACCATCTAAACGCTTCTTTTTTAAAATGACTGTATCATTCTGGGAAGATACTAATTTAAGTGCGTTTTGATGTTCTAATGTAAGACTATTTGCGATATCATCCACAAACTTTTCAACTTTTTTTCCAGATAGTGGTTGCTCTTTGGATACCGAGGGTATGGAATAGACAGAAACAAATAAAAGGGACGCAAGAAATAAACATAACTTCATATTCTTATTTAGAATATAAAAAAATTATTTTATTTTATTAATTATATTATGAGTCTTCCTCCAACTGCTCTTTTTCCAAACACAGGAATTGCTTACAATGAACTGCACACATGCTATTATTCCGTTGAGGGTCTTGTATCCAATGGGTTTGATGTTATCGGAAAAGCCGTGCCTTTTGATGCTGGGACTGGAACAAACGCAACAGGTCTTTTTATACAAATGGGGCGAGAAGTAGGGTTAAAACCCAACCGCACTGTTCCCGCAGGGGCTACTAACCCACAAGTGGGCGCTCTTGTGAATACTTCCACAATACCCGTTTATGTTTCCGGTGTTGCCACTGTTAATTCTGATGGGGACTTTCTTGCTTGTAATGTTAGGGTAATACGCCAAAGAGCCGGACAAGCAATTACTGCTAACGATATCCTTGCTTTCACTCAGGTTCTTACAGGTTTGACAGCGAGAGCAATTAGTGTGCCTTTCACTGGGTTTTTACAACCAAACGACAGCCTTCTCATCACTTTTAGCGATGCCCAGACTGCTGGTGTAAATTTTAATGTTGAATTATTTGGTATGAGAGCCACACACGTATATGGTCCATTAAACTCTGTCCAAGCCTCATATATTCCAGCATAAATACAGAATGTAAATTTAAATTTTAAAATTACATTTCAATTGGTTCATTTTCAACTGGAACAACAACCACATCCAAATTTTCCCGCTCTATTGGTGGCGTTCTTGGTGGTTGGTTTGGTAAATCACAAATACGAATTGGGCTCAATCCATTTAGAATGTTTGGAAGATGAACAATGCCCCGATATTTTTTGAACTTTTCAGCATATTTATCAATCACAGGCGTGTCAATCATTGGACTTATTTCGGCTAAATTTTTAAGGTCTCTTTTTATAACTTGTAAAGCGTCATTGGGCGGTATTCTTCCATTGGTTCTACTTAGCGCAAGTTCAAGCGCAATGCTTTTATTTATCTGAGAATATTGTAGGCTTACCAGTTTATGCGTAGATGCTCTGGCTTGTAGCGTAAAATAACTATCCACGCTTTTAGCTACCCCTATCAGGATACTTATACAACCAAGAAGAATATTCATCTTATCCCATCCAACATCGAGGGCTGTTGTGAATCCCACAATGGAACTAAGCACAATAATAGGAACATTAATGAAGTTCGAGCGTTTTTGGTATATCTCATAACTCTCTCTGTGAAGTATGGACAAGCATTCGGCTTCTTCCCCAGCGTCTCTAAGTATCTTTTCGAGGTCATCAGTGTATTCAGTAATATCCATATTAAAATAAGAATAGAAAGTTTATAAATAAATTTGTGAATCTTACGCTGGATGAATTCTAAATATTCCATAAACATAAAGTAGTATAGAAAATAAAACGGCGGGTAAGCCTTGGTAAGGTAGGTAAGCCTAAAAAAACAAGTTTTTGAAAAATTCGTTTCATGGGAAGACTTTGTTTTTTAGGCTTACCTACCTTACCCGAGGCTTACCCGACCCCGCTTATCTTATATTTACTAAATATAATATGTAAATATTATATAAAATATTTGTTAGTCTTCTTTTATATCGTATATTTTACATAAAAACACGAAAAACCTAAAAAAACCTAATAAATCTATATATATAAGTAAAAATTTTAAAATTTTTACGCTATAATTTAGATTTCAATAAAATATTCTTATTATTTTTATATTATAATAAGAATTAGTCTTATTTTTATCTATATATGATAATATTATTTAGTATATTATATATAAGATAAGCCTATGGGAATGCACTTGCTGAGCATGGTATGTGATAGTCTGTCCCATTAATATTGATAATAAGTTGCTGTGTGCACGAAGCTGGTAAAGCTCCGGCTTGGGGGGTAATAGCTGGGAAAGCAAGTGGGGCTACTTGAAGACGAATCAATGCTCCAACCGCATCTGCTTTTAAAGTAATATCTGCTCCACTGTTCAATTCAATTTCATTCGATGAAGTGAGTGTAATAGCCGTTCCTCCAATATCAATATTTTGCCCAGCTCCGGCTACTATATTAAATTGCGCACCCGCTGGTCCAGTGATAGCGTTTCCTGTTCCAAATGTTAAATCTCCCAATCCAGTAATTGCTACATTATTCGCATCGGCGCCATTTGCTAATGTTTGCGCAAGGGTTCCAGTTGTAGCGTTAGCCCATTTCATTCCAAGGGCTTCTGCGCTATCCGCAATCAGAACAGTATTATTTGCTCCTACCGCTAATGGTTCCATTTCGTTTGCGGTTCCATTTCCAACTAAAAGCTTCCCCTTAACCACATCTGTATTGAAACCAATGATGGGGTCAATTGCCGTGCCTACATTGACAAGTCCGTCCTTTACACCTACTGAATCTACGGAGCCTCCTTGTCCATTCAATAATGCGGGAAAAATTTTTTTGGTTGAAGGGTCAATAATTCCAGAAACACTCATAATATATTTTATAAAATATTTTTATTTTTTTTCAATTTTTAAACCTAACAAGAACAATACCACTCCCTCCTGCGAATCCGTCATTATTCACGCCTCCACCTCCTCCACCACCAGTATTAGCACTTCCTATTGCTCCTCTATTGCCCCCACCACCAGCACCTCCTGTTCCTCCCGAAGCACCGCCTCCACCTCCTCCACCAGAATATCTTGTAGTCCCCGCAACTTCACCGCGAAAAGAAGAAGCGTCATAGCCAATACCTCCATTTCCTCCAACAGTTCCAGAACCGTCCGTCCCAACACCTCCTCCTCCTCCTCCTCCTCCTCCAGCGTTATTATCAACTTGAACTCCATTTCCTCCACGGTTTCCAATACCTCCTCCAATAGCTTTTCCAAAAGCATTAATACAGTAATTAGCATTTCCCGTTCCTAATCCACCTCCTCCACAACCCCCAGCATAAGGTGGGAATCTGTCCCCAGCACTCGTATAATTACCTCCTCCTTGACCTCCTCCCGCCGAAGCCCATGTAAGACCGCCGGAAGTAATGGATGACGGGTCCCCAGCAATACCTATTCTACCATTCGCACCATTACCCACAGTAATTGTAGCATTTGCTGATAAATACGCTTGTGATAAAAGAATACCACCGCCACCTCCTCCTCCACCATATTGTGCTCCACTATTAGCATAGCCCCCATTTCCACCTCCCGCTACAATTAGGAAATCAAACAGTCCAGCCTTTGAGACGGTTAGAGTAGAAGAAGATGCTGTAAATGTCAATAAAGTATAAGATTCACCACCAACTGTTATCGTTGAAGATGACCCACCAGTAGCAACGCCATAGCCTACTACATTAGCGAAAAAAAAAAAATTAGTCCCTGAGTCCGCCACCAAAGTTCCTGACTGGTTTTGTGCTAAAACTAACCCATTCGCATTATTAATAGTAATTCCAGCACCTGCTGTTATTGTTGTGCTTCCAGCACCTTTATTTACAAAATAAACGGTATCATTTGCTGTAAAAATTCCAGTATTTACCGTAATCGTTGTGCTTCCAGCATTATCCATAACAATTCTTTTATTATTATCGGAAGAAACCAATACATAATTTGCGGATTGGGTATTCAAAGGAAAATTAAAAGTATCAACGTAATTTTTTGTTGCGCAATCTTGACTGGATGACGGGTCCTCAACACTATTGATTCGCTTGGAATTCATATTTAAGTCATAAAACGCCATTTATATATTTAATAAATAAATAAATTATTCAATAATACTCAATCCATACATATCCAGAGCCCCCTGCTTTTGTCCCTTGCCCTCCTGCTCCAACAACAACCGCAATACTTGACCCTGCTACAACATCCGCTCCTGATACAACTTCCGCACCATCACCACCTCTCAATACTGGAGTTATAGTTCCAAAACCATTACCTCCATATATAAAACCACCTTGTCCTGAATTCGTTGCTCCTGCTGTTCCTTGCGGACTTTCAATATATACTGGACCTCCAGAGGCTCCACCTGTTGCTGTTATAGTTCCGCTTGTAAATGCTACCGAACTATCACCACCATTCGTCGTTGTTGGACTGCCTATTGAAGTGCTCACCCCACCTCCTCCTGCTCTTATATGTGCCACTGCGTAAGTTGCTCCTGCTGGAACAGTCCAATTTCCCGATGCCGTAAATTTCTCAACTTTCACCTGTTTCATATATCCACTTAATATATTATCTATATAATTTTTTGTTGCAACATCTTGACTTGATGAAGGGTCCTGAACGCTATTAATACGCTTAGAATTCATATTTAAGTCATAAAACGCCATTTATATATTTAATAAATAAATAAATTAATCAATTTTAGAGAGAATGATAGGAAAAAGATAGCCAAAATTCATCACTTGTTGTCCAAGTGAATGGGGTTGTAGCGTTTATTTGCGCAACTACTTGATAATTTCCAGACGAATAAAATGGGCGCAGTTCAACTGTTGAGACTCCAGAATATGAACAAAAACCATATACCGTTTGCGGGGCTGACGCATCGCGCATTGTTAAATAACCAGTTAAAGCAGTGCCAATACCGGAATTTATATTTGAAAAATTAGCATTTACTGGTAAATTTGTAATTGAAACTCCACCACTTATACTGCTCGTGGCTCCAAAAACAAAACTGACATAAACTGTGGTAAGCTTTCCAATTGTAATATATCTCGCGTTTAATGTTCCATTTCCAACTGTCAAATTTGTAAAAGTAGGCGTCCATGATGTCCATGAACTTGGTGGGGCTGAATTATCTACATAAATTTTTGTTGCTACATCTTGATTTGCTGTGGGGTCTAAGCAATTGACAATTTTTAAATTTCCCATATCAATTTGGGTGGTTATAGGCGAAGATAAAGCAACAGTAGGGGCTGTGGAAGTTCCACCAATTGTAATGTTCGAACCAGCGCTAACAGAGCCAACTTTTCCATCTACATAAATTTTTGTTGCTACATCTTGATTTCCTGTGGGGTCTAA